ATAAGGTTGAGATGAGTAATCTTTGCCAAGAAATTACATTACCAACATATCCTCTTCAACATATTGATGGTGATGGAGAGATTGCCTTGTGTATTCTTTCTGCTATTAATATTGGTAAGGTGAACTCTGATAAAGAGTTGGAAGAGATGTGTGATCTAACTGTGAGGTCTTTAGATGAATTAATCGACTACCAGGACTATCCAGTTAAGGCAGCAGAGGTAGCCACAAAGGCGCGGAGATCCCTTGGAGTAGGGTTTATTGGACTTGCACACTATCTTGCTAAGTTGGGATTTAATTACGACTCCCAGGAAGCATGGGATGCAGTACATGGTCTAGCAGAATCTTTCCAGTTCTTCTTATTGAAAGCATCAAATCAACTTGCCAAAGAGAAGGGTTACTGTGAGAACTTTGGACGCACTAAGTATTCGGATGGCATACTACCTATTGATACATATAAAAAAGATGTTGATGAAATCTCAAGTATTATATATGAGCATGATTGGGAGTATCTTAGAGCATCTATCTTGGAACATGGTCTCAGACACAGCACTTTGTCCGCACAGATGCCATCGGAGAGCAGTTCCGTTGTGTCAAACGCAACCAATGGAATCGAACCACCTCGCGGATACTTGTCCATTAAGAAATCCAAGAAAGGACCTCTTAAGCAGATTGTTCCACAATACTCTACCCTGAAGAATAACTATACACTTCTTTGGGATATGAAAGATAACAGAGGATACATTAATGTGGTCTCTGTTATGCAAAAGTTTTTTGATCAAGCCATATCTGGTAACTGGAGCTACAATCCGGAAAATTATCCAGACAATGAAGTCCCAGTTTCCCAAATGGCATCTGATCTTTTAACTACATATAAGTATGGGTGGAAAACCTCTTATTATCAAAATACATACGACCTTAAATCTGATGATAATGAAGAAGATAAACCATTGTTGAAAGATCTGGTAAACGACATTCTAGGATCAGAGGAGGGCGAGTGTGAATCCTGTGCAGTTTAAGGTTTCTTCTATGGAAGATACAACACAAAAAGTTAATGGCATGACTGTGTTTAACACAGAACAAGTGAATATTAGAAAGCAACCAATGTTTCTTGGAAAACCATTGGGGGTGCAAAGATATGATTCATACAAGTACCAGGTATTTGATAAACTTACGACGCAACAACTGAGTTATTTCTGGAGACCTGAGGAAGTGTCTCTGCAGAAAGATCGTGGGGATTATCAAACTCTTCGCCCAGAACAAAAGCATATCTATACTTCTAACTTGAAGTACCAGATTATGCTTGATTCTATTCAAGGGCGTGGACCCGGCATGGCATTTATTCCATATTGCTCTCTTCCAGAACTGGAAGCATGTATGGAGGTCTGGGGTTTTATGGAAATGATTCATAGCAGATCCTATACTTATGTGATAAAAAACATTTATTCCGATCCATCTGATGTATTTGATCATATTGTGTCAGATAAGCACATTCTAGAGCGTTCTAAGAGCGTTACAGAGGCATATGATGATTTTATCCAAAACGCCCATCAGTATGATACTGGAGTCATGTGGGAGCTTGCTTCAGAAGGACATGTGAGTGGACAGATTGAACGCTATGAGTTGAAGCGTAAGTTGTACAGGGCAATGGCAAATGTAAATGTTTTAGAAGGTATCCGTTTCTATGTTAGTTTCGCTTGCAGCTTTGCATTTGGTGAACTTAAACTTATGGAAGGATCCGCAAAAATTATCTCACTTATCGCCAGAGATGAGAACCAGCATCTTGCGATCACTCAAAATATCCTCAACAAGTGGAGACAAGGAGATGATCCTGAGATGAAGAAGATTATGGAAGAAGAAACTGATTGGACATATAAAATGTTTGATCGTGCTGTTAATGAAGAGAAGAGATGGGCAGAGTATCTATTTAAGGACGGTAGTATGATTGGACTTAATGATAAATTACTTAAGAAGTATATTGAGTGGATTGCTAACCGTCGATTAAAAGCGATTGGTTTGAGACCACAGTATGATATTGCTGCAAAAAATAATCCACTTCCATGGACACAGCATTGGATTTCTTCTAAAGGACTTCAAGTAGCACCACAAGAAACAGAGGTAGAGAGTTATGTCGTCGGAGGAATTCGTCAGGATGTCAAAGAAAATACATTCTCAGGATTTAAGCTTTGAGGAGATATGGGAGGAGATGGATTCTATTGAACCATTGACTCCTATTATCGGAGAATCAAGATCTAACTTGAAAGATGATTAATTTGTTGCTTAAATAGTATAAGATGCTTGAATTACAAAATGCCTCGTAATCCGCTTACTAGAGATGAGTTCATTGTAAAAATGCTAAAATTGAAGAAAGATATTGATGAAGAACCATCAACAGTGTGGCCAGGAGAGAAGAAGTTTGCTCATAAATATATGAATAAAGTGTTAGATTTGCTTGATGAGTATAGATATTGATTATGAAAATCCTTGGCAATATAATGGTGTGGCTTTTACTGGGAAGGATATTGGGGATTATTTTGGTTTTGTTTATCTCATCACAAACATACAAAACGGAAGGAAATATATTGGTAGAAAGTATTTTTGGTCATTCAGAAAACCACCAGGAAAAAAACGCAAAGTAAAAAAAGAATCTGATTGGAGAAAATACTATGGATCTTGTCCAGAACTTAAAGAAGATGTTGAAAAGTTTGGGAAGGAAAATTTTAGTAGAACCATTCTCTCATTACATAAGACGGCAGGAAGAACTAATTTTGAGGAAACGAGGCAGCTCTTCATTAACGGAGTCCTCACTGAATCACTTGACACAGGGCAACCAGCGTTCTACAATAGCAACATCCTCTCAAGGTACTTCCGGAAAGACTACTATGGCAAGGACTGAAGATTTGGTTGATTCTATTGTTGTATGGGCAAAGAATCGTATCGACGAAATGGATTGTGTCGATCAAATATATGACAAGCTTTCCATCATTGATGAATTTCATGAATGGTTAAATACGGATCTTGAAGGTCAGGAAATTATTGTTGTTGACAGGATTACAGAAGAGCAGTATAATGACTACATTGATTACATGAATGATGGAATCAGTTAAGGGGTAGTAGCTCAGTTGGTTAGAGCACCAGCCTGTCACGCTGGGGGTCGTGGGTTCGAGCCCCATCTGTCCCGCCTTGACTCAGTAGCTCAGTGGATTAGAGCAACTGCCTTCTAAGCAGTCGGTCGTAGGTTCGAATCCTACCTGAGTCGTTCCCCAATAAATAACTTGAGGTTACAAAAATTCTTATGGAAATGGTAGAACCGCACTCTACGATTTTGGTTTTGAACAGTTCTTATGAACCACTTCAATTTACTAACTGGAAGAGAGCGGTAATTTTGTTGTTCAAGGAGAAAGCGACTCTGATATCTAAGAGAGTTATTCGTCTTGTTAATTATGTCAGACTTCCATTTCTTAGATTTTCTGAAACAACTCCTACAAGAAACATGATATATAAGAGGGATGGATATTCGTGTCAATATTGTGGATCAACAAGAAATCTAACCATCGATCATGTAATTCCACGAAGTAAAGGTGGTGGGGACACCTGGGATAATTTGGTTGCCTGTTGTGATAAATGTAATGTCGCAAAGGGCAATAAATACTTACACGAAACAAACATGAAACTTCGCTCAAAACCAAAAGCACCCATTAGCAAAGTAATGCTAGAACTTGAACGTACTAAAGTTTCTGAGTGGAGAGTATTTACTTTTGAATAAAGCTTGACATAGGTTTGGTAATACTTTATAATTACCATATCGCTGCGGAATTAATTCAGCGGTAGAATGTCAGCCTTCCAAGCTGAACGTCACCGGTTCGAATCCGGTATTCCGCTTTCCCTTCGGGGACTACAATCCTCTGTAGCTCAGCGGTAGAGCCATCGACTGTTAATCGATTGGTCGCAGGTTCGAATCCTGCCGGGGGAGCCTTGCTCGAATAGCTCAGCGGTAGTAGCGTCTCCTTTACACGGAGGATGTCGGGGGTTCGAATCCCTCTTCGAGCATTCCCAATAGGAGGACCATGAAAAATGATTATCGTAAGATGCAAAGTATGTAATACAGAAATAGTAAGTAACACGAAAACTCAGGTTTGTGGGTGTCAAAATATGATGACAGTCAAAGAAGATAAAGTATCAGCAGTTGACTTAAATGAGGTTGTTATGTTAAACTATACAAAGCAAAAGGTTGGTAATCAACTTTCTGCTTCTGATCTTGCTTATCAGGAGGCAAGACGACAACGTAAAGTTCGTCGTCTTGATTTTGAAGAGCGTTAGATAATTGGAGAGAGTCCGGTTGGTCGAGGACACCGCCTTGAAAGCGGCTGGGGTTAACGCCTTCGCAGGTTCGATTCCTGTTCTCTCCGTCACAACTAAATATCTACAAGTAATTAAATTATAATGACATTATTCTATCTGCTGGTCTTAATCTTTATTGTATTGTTGCTTGCTGGAGGATATGATGCTACTATGAGATTAATTGCTTTTATTGACCTTAATACCAGGTATGCCTTTTTAAACTTTAGATTGTGGATGTTCAAGAAAAAGATTGAAGGGGAACTGGAAAAGGATAGAAAGAAATTTAAATCTCAACAGGAGAAAAATCATGTCTGACAAAGAATTTTCTGATTTTAAGTTGGAAAGAAAGCAATGTGAGAAGTGTGAAGCCGTGTGGTTAAATGGAAAACATGTATGGGCAACTGGTGCTTCAAGTGAAAATTCTGAAGAAGATCTTGCAGGATTAGTTTGCAATAAGTTGGGTGATCATAGATGTATTAATCCTAAGAGGGGATCGGATACTGGAGATACCTGGGAGAAAAGAGCAGGTTTTATTGAGGGAATGATAAAGGGTAGGCAAGATGCTTTTAATCAAATGAAAAAGGATATTGATATCTGATTTAACATGAATAAGCAGGTTGACGAATCCTGCTTATTCTCTTATAATAACTTCATCGGGATGTAGCTCAGTTTGGTAGAGCACTCGCTTTGGGAGCGAGTGGCCGTAGGTTCGAATCCTATCATCCCGATTTCATAAACATAAAAAAATGAAAAATTATCCAATCTATCCCGTTGCAGAATTTGAAGATCGTTTTGATGAAATGTTTGAAAGAGTCGAGAATGGGGAAACAATTGGTATTCTGAATACGGATGGTAATGTGGTTGTGATGACGCCACTCGAAGAATCTGTTAAAAAATTTATTGAAAACCGGGAAAGTAGTGAAGTATTATGAAAATAACAGTTGTTGGTGCTGGTAATGGTGGATCTTTTACTGCACTTCATTGGGGATGGTACTCAAAATATGCAGATAAAGATGTAGAAGTAGAGCTGATTTATAATCCTGTTATTCAACCAGAAAGAGTGGGTCAAGCAACATTACTTGATGCACCAGGACTGTTGTGGTCAGCAACAGGGTTTGATTGGTATGATAATTCAATACATGCTACCTTTAAGAGTGGTATTTTATATGAAGGATGGGGAAAGAAAAATGACAAAATCTTTCACAATTTTCCAGCAAATAAAATGGCAATGCACTATTGTCCTTGGGAGATGCAAAGATCTATTTTAAATTCTGGACATTTCAAAGTAACTGAGGGAGAGGTAGACCCCAAAGAAGTTGATGCGGATTATGTATTCGATTGTAGAGGTAAACCTAAAGATTATAGTGATTACGATATATTAGATCACCCAATTAATGCTGCTATTCTTGGTAGACCAAATTGGAATACATCGGAAAAAGTATGGAGCAGACATGTCGCAACTCCAGATGGATGGACATTTGTAATTCCTACCCATGAGTCATCACCATCTAATGATTATTGCGTGGGGTATTGTTATAATAGTAACATCACATCACAGGAGGAAGCAGAAAAAAACTTCTTGAATATGTTTGATGTAGAAATCAAGAAACATGTATCATTTAAGAATTACATTGCAAAAAATCCTATAGTGGATGATAGAATTTTCTTAAATGGTAATCGTTTATTTTTCCTTGAACCTCTGGAGTCGTCATCAACACAGACATATCTTTTATGGGCAAGAATGCTCTATGGTGGAGTTATTCATGGAGAAAGAACTATTTACGAGGCAGAAAGGGATATAGTAAATTACATTAAACAAGTACATAATTTTGTATTATGGCACTATCATTTTGGATCAAAGTATGATACAGCTTTTTGGGATTATGCAAAGAAATTGGTGTTTAAAGATGATATCTTTGATCAGTTCTTAGCACATGCAAAAACTTGTGATCGACATTCAATTGTTCCACAACCTTTCGGTGGAAATACAATAGATCATCAATATGGGCAATGGTCAGCTTATAGTTTTAAAACCTGGGATGATGGAATGACCAAGGAATTAAATGGAAAAACAAATGAAAATAGTAACAGAGATGTCGTGCCTTTTCAAAATAAATGTGATATAATGAAGATGTACAGTGATCACAACGAAGCGTCGTGATCGCCTGGGGGTCTAGCAATCTGGTGAATGCACCGAACTCATAATTCGGCTAAGGCGAGTTCGATCCTCGCGACCCCCATTGACAGTAGTTCTGTCATCCTTTATAATAGTAAAGTCAACATTCATTCAAAATGACACTGGTAGAAAAGTTCAAGAAAGATGTAAACCTCTTGCGGGCGGTGGCAAATGGAGAAGTCCACCTAGGAGTAAAAAATCCAAAACTTTATAAAAAAGTTATGCGATATTATCAAAGTGAAGGAGTTGTGTTCTCTGGAGATCCTGAGGATGACTATGAAATTCTAATTGATTACATTTATGAAGATCTTGATTCTATTGGAGTTTCCTGAGTGAAAGTTACTAAAAAACCAGCTGTTCTTCTTGAGCGATTCCCTTATCGCTATATTCAAGTCGGCACTCTGGAGATCAATGGAAAACCAGATTGTCGTATTCAGAAAGTAGATTCTTACACTGGACGTTACAAAGACATGTATCTTTGTGATAACGAAATGCAGTTAATGACTGCCATGGAAGATCATGATTACACATGCTGGTTAGATCCTGATGGCGTTCCATGCTATGTAACTGATGATGTTGTTACTGCTCGTGGTCGCGGAGTGACCTGAAACCTGCCCTGGTGGAGTCAAGTACCCTTTTATAAATAAAAACGAATTATGAAACTCAAAATGGACAGCACAAAAACTGAAGTGAAGCTTCAACCCAAACCAGAAATGAAAACTGAATCATCTAGTGAAATTGAAGGTCTCAAGGGAGAAATTCAGAGACTTGTGAGAAAGGTGAAAACTCTTGAGACTAAAGTAAAATCTCTTGAATCTACCAAGACAAGTTCTGGATCTACTGCACTTGAAGAGAGAGTTGATCGAATTGTAGAACTCCTTCAAAAAAATCTATCAGGTTCGAAAAATCTTTGAACATATGGAGAGAGAAATCTCTCCTTTTATTTTATCTTTTATTTTACAATGAAAACAGTACTATTTGCTGGATATCCAAAATCAGGTAATACTTTAATCGGACATTCTTTCCTTTATGCTGGGAAAGAGGCAGATCCTACTTGGGATTATTGTGATAGATCGCATAAGTGTGATTCCAATTCTCCTTCAAAATTTTATGATGTATATCAAATGCAGAGGATACCACCCGCAAATCCATTGTTTGAGGAGAGTAGAGTTTGTGTTAAAACACATCAATATAATCTGTATTCAGAGAATCTTGCTAATTCATATTTTGGTGGGGTGAGTGAGGTCATAACAATTGTTAGAAATCCTTTTGATACTCTTCTTAGTGGATTGAATTACTTTAGGGTTCAGTGGGCAGAGTATGGTGGATTACCTCAAGTATCTGCTATAGCACTTAATAGATTGATGCCTGAGTATGATTATACTCGGGGCAATTTTTTGGAGGATATGAAAATTGATACATTGAGGGAGAAAACTCATCTTGATGATGTTTTATATCGATTTGCCTCTAGTGGCACGGTATTTTATAATTTTTATGTAACTTCTGGACCTTGGTGCAATTTTGCTAAGAGCTATGATTCTGCAGAGGTTCCTGTTTTAAGTATTAAGTATGAGGACTTGGTTGATAATCAAGAGTCAACTTCAAATATAATTTCTGATTTCTTACAAGTAGATCGTGGGCATGTTCTATCTGGTTTCAAAAAGCAGGCAGAATTTGCCAAAGAAAAGAAGAAGAGTGGCGATAGTTTTTACTCAAAGATGAAAACTGG